GATTTTGGATTTAAGGTTTGGAGTTAGTCGTCGAGCAGGGCTGCGACGAAGGATTCGGCGGCCTCACGGCTGCCAGTTTGTTTCAAAGCGGCTAAGGCATTCGGGGCGGATTTGGCGCGGGGCGCGGCTGAAGGTTGTGGCACCTTGGGAGCGACTTTGGCTGGGGCGGCGGTTTTGGCCTTGGCCTCGGGTTTTGCGGAGTTTTTGCGAACCGCTTCGAGTTGTTGGAAGCGGAGGGCTTGGCCTCGCATGGCGTCACCGATGATGAGTTCGAGGTTCGGGAGCTTGGCCAGCGCGGGGTGGGCGCGCAGGCTTTCCTGCATGACTTTCCGCAGGGGAGCGCCCTCTTGGAAAATCTCCGGGTAGCTGTTCCGTGCTTCGGCGATGTAGGTCTCGCGTTGGGCGAAGTAGGCGCGCTTGTTTGACTCGCCGCGCACAATGGCTTTCGCCATATTCAATCGGTCGCGGAGTTGGGCGCTGGTGAACTTCTGCACGGCTCCGTTGCCCATCGGCACTTCCACTTCGCCGCCTTCGATTTCGGCTTTGGCGAGTAGGTCGGGCACATTGTCGAGAACGGTATTGGCGGCAGTGAGGCGGGCTTCGAGGGTGGCGGCATCTTGGATGTCGGCGAGCGGGTCGGCGGCATCCTGGACGATGATGGGTTGCGCTTTGGCGAGAGCTTCTTTGGTTTGGGCCAATTCGCTTTCGAGTGCGGCGGCTTGCTCCTCGGCGCTTTTGGCGCGGGCGGTGAGCTTGTCCACGCGCTTGGAGAGTTTTTGCACGGATTTTTCCGGCGCTGGCTCGGGCGCGTCCTCCTCGGGCTCCTCTTCGGATTCCTCGGTGTCGTCGGTTTCTTCGGTCGATTCCGGCTCGTCGGTCGAATCGTTGGATTCGTCGGCGGTGTCGTCGTCGGTGGTGGTGTCAATTTCTTCTGTCGGCTCGGCGTCTGTTGGCTCCTCAGGGGTTGATTCCGGGGCTGTTGGTTCATCGACGGTCGGAAGTTGAATTCCGAGCTCGTCAAGGATGTCTCCGAGTTGAATGCTTTCGTCTGCTTGTCCCATGGGATGTGGTCTCCAAGTCCTGATCCAGACCGGTGGGTTTTAGCGCCGCCCGCACATTTCCACGGGTGGCGCGGCGAGCCGGTGCAGCCCTCGCGCTGATGAGGGGACTGCCACAAGAAATCGGGCCCGCCTAGAGGGTGCTGGCGAAACGGGAGCAAACGGGGAGAAACGGGCAGAAACGGGGAGAAAATAAATTCACCACCGAGGACACGGAGGGCACGGAGGGGGGAATTATTTCTTGGCCTCGAATGCCTCGGCTCGGGCGGCGGCGAGGTCTTCGCGGAGCGTGAGGAGCGCGTCGAGTCGCCCGGCGGCGCTGGCGAGGGTGCCGTGATTTTGGGCGCTCGCGGGCATCGTCACGAAAATTTGCGAGTCGGCGATGTGGTCGTCGAGTCGCTTCATGAGCGCACGGAACCAAGGTTCCTCGGCGGGCACGCACCAGGCGGCTTCAAGTTCCTCGGCGCTCATTACCATGGTTCGATTTCTGAAGCGGCAGCGGAAGCCGCCGGGGCGGGCGAATCGGAGGATTCGGTTTTCTTGGGCTCGTAGTAGAGTTTGAAGTATTTGCCGCCGCCTTCGTCGCGGGATTCGTTGATGTAGCCGCTGATCCAGTAGGCCACGCCTGCGATGGTGCAGGAGCCTTTGAAGTCGGGGTGCGTCTCTTTTTCTTTGCGCTTGTTGCGGGAGAGGGAGCCGATGTTGTCGGTGCGTTTGGTCATATTGTTTCGAGGTCGCGGGCGCGGAACCAGGATCGGCAGCCGCGTTTGCGAACGGGCTTGATGAGGCCGGTGGAGATGAGCTTGTCGAGTTGCTTGGTCGTGATTCCAAGCCGGTCCAAAACATCGCGGCGGCGGAGCAAGAGTGGCATGGCTGAATTATAGGGGGATGGTGTCAAGTTAGTAGCAACCCCCACCGCGAGCGCGTAGCCCTTCGGGGTCTTGGTAGCCGACGCCATCGGCGAGGGCGAGGTAGCGGAGGATGTCGATGAAATCTTTGCTCGCGGATTTTTTGCCATCCGCGCCGGTCCAGGTCTTGAGCGAGAAGATGAGATTTTGGCAACGCTCGCTGATGTAGAGTTTCGGCGAGTTCGTGGCATCGACTTCGCGGGTGTCGTCGTAGCCGAGCATGTCGTTGATAACGGCGACGCCTTCGACAATGGCTTTGCCGGAGGTGGCGCGGAATTGCATGTCCATTTTCTCGTCGCATTGGTCGATGAGGGTTTTGACGCCTTCCTCGGTCATGCTGGGGGTGTTGCCATAGCGGCTGTCCATCCATCGTTCAATCGGCTCGGCGGCGTCTTCCTTCTCGGCCAGCTCGATGACGCGCTTGTAATCGGCGAAGGTAAACCCGGCGCAGGCTTTTTGCGCGGGACCTGGGCGGCCATCGAGGAGTCGGCCATCCGGCTCGGCCCATGGCCCGGCTTGGCCGACGCCTTCGATGTAGGAAATTTGATCGGGAAACTCGCGGTAAACCCAGCACCGGCCATCGGGCGTGAAGCGCACCCAGAGCATCGCCCAGGTCTTGCCTTCGCCGGGATCCACAAAGTGGTAGCAGGTGCCATCCTTCGGAATCTTGTCATGCGGCACGATGTGCACTTGATCGCGGAATTTCGGAAACATCGAGAGCTTTGCCTTGGTCGGCACGCCGTAGGCGCGCATTAGAATGCGCTCGCGGTTGGAGCCTCGCAGTTCGGTCTCCATGGCCTCGGGGTTTCCAAAGGGATTGTCGGCGGTGTGGAAATAAACAACCCGGGCTTTCTCGCGGGTGCATTGCTGGATGCGGGGAACGGACTCCAGACCGACGAGATTTCCGTTTTTGTAGCGGGGGAGAAGCGGAGCCGGGCACTCCTCGATGGTGGTCGCGCCGTCGAGGTATTCTTTCACGGTGGGCGTGTAGCCTTCAACGGGCGTGAAGCCGACGCCTAGTTCGCCATCGCGGGTGAGCAAACGGAAACGCAAAGCCTCGATCCAATCCGGGGTGACAAGCTCATCCGCCCACACAAAATTCAACTCGGAGCCTTCGATGGAGGTGACATCCATCGAGTAAAATTTAAACCAGCATTGGGAGCCATTCGGCAGCACGAAGGAGTTCTCGGTGAAGCCTCCTTTTTGCGAATAAGTGATGTTGGCGACCGCGCCTTTTTTTAGTTTTCCGCTGGCCATGGGCTTCCACTCGGCGGGGAGGTATTCCCACAAATAGGGCTGCTGGTTTTGGATGGAGGCGGCTTCGGTGGATTGCAGGCACCAGACCTTCGCGCCGGGCTTGTTCACGAGATGCTGCATGGCGCGACGGGCGAAGTAGCGGGACTTGCCGGAGCGGTTGCCGCCGAGGATCAACAGCTCGGTGACGCCTTTGGGGAATTGCTCGCGCAGGCTGGCAAAGGCTGCATCGGCGCGGGCCCAGGCGGGATTCAGCCACCCGTAGCGCCAAGGGTCTTCGGCCATTCGGGCGATCTGCTCCTCGCGCTGGCGGTGGATGGCGAGGAATTGCTCTTCGCTGGCGGCGACGCGGCGGCCTTCGTGCACGAGCACAATGCGGCCATCCGGCGAGCGGCCTTCGACGAGGATTTCGGGAACGACGGGGTGCGGCGTTTGCGGAATCACAATTTTTCGCGGTTGAGTTCCAGCCAGGAGATGGCCTTGCCGGAATCCCCCACTTCCTCGGCGAGCACGCATTCATCGCTGATGATGCCGTGATCTTGGAGGAGGTTGAGGACTGAGGTTTCGTCGAGCTTGAAGGCTTCGATGTAATCGCGGAGGGCGTTCATGAGTTGAGTTTTTCTTCGATGCGGGTGAGCCATGATTCCGGCTCGGGTTTTTGTTTTTTGGGGATGGGTTTTCGAGGTTGGATGCTGCCCGGCCCGAGGATTTCGAGGGTGTTCCACCGCACCCCGCACTGGCGGCACTCGCGGCGGCGCTGGCCGGAGCGGGTGTTGACCACCGAGCTGCGGGGGTATTGGCAGGCGGGGCAGGTCATTCCGAAAAATGGCGAGACTTTACGATCAACCGGCGGGCCTTCTCGATGAGGTCGAAATAAATTTCCTGCTCGGTGATGTCCCTCGAGTATTCCGGCGGCGAGGTGTAGGTGAGCACTTCCTTGAGCGTGACGGCCAAATCCATGGCCAGCTTGCAAGTCGGCTCCACTCCCGGGTGATCCTGCCACTCGCGGCCACAGGCGTTGCATTGGTAGGGCTCACTCATTTTGCGACCTCCGGTGGTTCTGGAAAAGGACGCCAATGCAGGACTTCGGCCTCAATGCTATCGCCGGAAACATAACGCCAGGTTCCGGCATC